ACTATATATTGAGGGGAATTATCAGCAGGTTTAAACCTAAAGATAAATCCACCTTCGTATTGAATTTGCTCTAATAATTTTTTTACTTCTATTTGCTCTTGTGTCCAATATTTACATTTCCAATTTGCTCGTGCAGACGCTAATGCACTATAATTTCCTGGAGCTGCTAAGATTGAAATTGAAGAATTGTCATTGTGAGTTGCAGCAGTTGTTCCATTTAGTCCCCTGACAACAGTTAAAGTGTTTGATGAAATATTCGTAATAGTCATTTCTTCGCTATCTACTCTCATTGTATCATTTACACTAAAAGCTGCTCCATAATCAACATCAATAGGAGTTTCAGAATCATCTAATGCTTCAGCTAATAAGTTCGGTGTTGTTCCATTTGATTGAAATACTGCAGTAGTTACTCCTACAAATCGATGTAATATATCTCTGTGCATATCTGGAATAATATCTACTATATTTCCAGCACTCCAAGATTTATCAAATCCATCTGTACCAGTATATAATTGCTTAACCGATGTTACTGCACTTGAGTTTGCAAGTAGTAATTCATCTGTGTCATTATCATCTACTATCTTTGTTGCTATTGTAAAGTAAACATCTTTAACTGTTACTACTGCTGAGTTTGCAGTTGCACCAGATTCTAAAGGATCGTTATCAAATATAACTTGTAGTGTAATTTCCTCTGGAGTTTTTTTAGTTGCGTTTCCAAAATCGTTAGTATCTAGTAAGTCAAATTCTTCTGCTGTTACTGTTGCATTTGCAGTTTTTTCTATAGTTTTATAAATAGTCGTTAGTCCATCGTGCTTTAATCCAACTCTAATTTTTATAGTTAATGTTCCATTGCCAGACGAATAACTCGCTACTTGATAATTAACAAAAAATTTAAAAGTTTGTAAAGTATGTTCTTCTTTCGGCATATCTGTAAAGGTATATATTACCGTTGGGTTTGTATCTGTATTTACAGAGCCAGTAAATGTAGCTACCGTAGAAGCACCTGTTACATCGTAAGCATTTCCTGCATTAGCTACTGTTATTCCAGTTACACTAACAGCATCTACTGCTGTTTGTGGACGAATTTTATACGACCTATGTAAATCTAAATCGGTACGCATCACATTTTTATTTGTATTGTTCGTTTCTCCCTCATAATCAGCATAGGTATCGTTACTAAATATATCATCTAATGGACACATACGAGGAACGCCAAACGCATCAAAAGAATCTTTTACTGGATAATGCAATCTAGCATCAGATGTTTCTGCTTTGTGGAATAAACAATTATATACATCATTATTTAATGTATCTACCTGGACTGGAAAAACCCTAGCAATATCTAAAAAGTCTGGAACAGATACGGTTGATGTTTCAACGAAACCATCTCCATAAAATACTGGAAAATAATTACCTGTCTTACTTTGGTATTGTGGTATAGAAATATCTTTAATCGGATCGTGGACTGCTATCGTCATAGAAATAGTATCAACCCCATTAATCTTTACATCTTTTAATCTTCCTTGAAATATCTGTTCAGTATATCCACCAACACGAGATGAAACGATTACTTCGTGATTTATATATTTTCTTGTACCACCGTATATTTCTGCAGCTAGTGTAGCACTATGATTTGCCAATGTTCCATTCACACAAGTTAAAGTAATATTCCCTACTGAAGCAGTAGATTTTGACAAGTCTATAGATTCTCTGATAGATGGAGTGTTTGTAATAAATGAATGATATATTCCAGTTCCAGAACCAACCTCTGCTGTACCTAATTTTATAACGTGCGTATTAGGTTCTGGTGTTACATCTGGATTGTAAGTATTGTTTCTTAGTTCAAATAACCATTCTTCTTTAATAGTGCTAGTTAAAGCATTATTGTAGTTTGTTGAACCTGCTAAAGCCATTACGCTAGATTTCGTTTAATTGTATTTTCTATTTCTGGTAGTAAGTTATCTCTTACAAATTCTTGTGTTCCAATGACATTGCCCATAATATTTACATTGATAGAACTTCCTCCACCTGCATCGCCAAAGTCTGGACTTGATAATGGTGTAATATCTCCTCTTCCACGCCCTCACTATTATCTCCAACTCTAATAAATTGTTCTCCACCTGTAATGAATGAACCACCACGAGCAAATGCTGGAGGTTTTTGTCCTGAAATTATACCTGCTTGTGCTGCACCTGCTACTCCAGTAGCTATTCCAAATCCTTTTAACGCTTTTGCTGTTGCTGACATCGCTGCTGATTTAATTGGATTTGAAAAAAGTGTTTTTGCTGCTTCTGCTTTAAGTTCTGCACTCAAGTTCATAATTTCAGAAACTGCTCTAATAGTAGCCATAGTTGTTCTAACTATCTCATTGGCTTTATTTATTTTGAATATAATAGCTTGTTGTTTCTTGAATTTCTTGAGAGTATCTTTTTCCATATCCTCTCTTTCTTCTGAACTCGCATTTCTGAAAGCATCTGTATCTCTTAATGCTGAGAGTTCAGCATCTTTTCTTTGTTCTAAACTTTTCTGTGCAAGAGATAAAACTTTATTGAAGTGCTTGGAGAATAATTCTTCTCTTGATTCAAGTCTTAACTTTTCTCCTTCGTCTAATAATGTTTGTTGCTCTTTGGTTAATGCTATAATCTTTACAGTAGCGTCTAATTCTCCCTCTTTACTAGCAGTATTGCTTTTATGTAATGAGCTTATATTTCCTAAAACTCCATTATATGCTTTTGCTACTACTAGTGTTTCATTCGCTGTTTTAAGCTTAGATTCTGTTTTCCCTGCATCTTTTTCTAAGATTAATAATTGTTTAATTTTAACTTCTAATACTTTAATTTCATCAGTAAGTATTGCGTTTAGACGAATCGAAGAAGCTTTACCAGAACCATCTTTTTTTCTTTCTTCTTTTTCGAATATTTTAGCTTTTATAGCACCAACATCTACACCTAAGTCCAATAACCTTGCTTCTTCTTCAGCTATAAGTTTTAACTGTATCAATTTATCTCTAGTTAAGCTATTCGCTTTTTCTGCTGCTTGTCCAATATCTAAGTTCCTGCCTTCATCTATTGCTGCAATAGCCATAGTATCTCTTTTTATCTCTAGCATTAGCATTTTATATTTTCCAGCATTCCCACCTAAATCTTCAATTTGCCTTATAGTGGTTTCTAATTCTGTTTCTCCAATTTGTGTTACAGTTTCTGACATACCACTAAAAAATTCAGTTAATCCAGTTAAAGCTCCTTTAAAGTTCATTAAATCTCCCATAGCAGCAGAGAATCTAGTAAAAGAGTCAGCTAAATTAGACATCATACCAACCATCGTATTAGATAAAGCATCGGTTGAACCTGCAATACCAGACGCAGGATCTAATAATGTTTCCTCTAGTGCTTTTCTAAATTCTGGTAAAGTAATTTTTGATAAATCTTCTATTCCTTTAAAATCTCTAACAAGTTGGAGAATACCTCTTTCTCTTAGAATGTCTGCTGCACCTGCACCACCAGCAAATGCTCTACCTAGAGCAGAAGCTGCTTCGGTTGCAGTAGTTCCCATAAACGCTGCCAAGTCGGCAGTTGGTTTAATCAGAGCTTCTGCATCTGCACCGAATGCTTTTAAGGCTGCACCACCCTCAACAACATCTTGCAATGTAAATGGAGTAGTTGCTGCAATTTTGTTAAAAGTATTAAATGCTTTAGTACCTCTTTCAACAGAACCAAACATAGCATTTAATCGCACTTTAACTGCTTCGAACTGAGAAGAAGCACTTACAAAGCCTTTTACAGCAGCTATAGCACTACCGAAAGCAAATGTAAATAACAGTATTTTATTTCTTAGTGAACCAACAACTCGTTGTAATCCACCAGTAGAAATACGCATACGATTTTGTGTTTTGATAACCCTCTTGGTTGTAACACCTAATTTTTTATTAGCAAAAGCTAATTTTTCTATTTTACGATTTAAGAGAGAAATTTGTCTGGCATTCTTCGTCATAGCTCCACGATGCTTTTCTTCTGCGTACAATAGTTTTTTAGTAGCAGTAACTGCTTTTAGATTTGCAGTATTAAATGATCGTTGAGCTTTAGCTACTTTATTTTGTTCGGCAGCTAATTTATTAAGAGCTTCTATTAATTTATTTGCTCCTTTTGTTGTAAATTCTAATTGTATTTGTAAATTTTTAGCCATTTTGTACTTTATTATATTGTTCTGATTGTATGTAATTTAACATTTTTTCTATAACATTGCACTTATCAATCCATTTTTTTGGGTGTTTTCCAAAAGAACCTTCAAAGGGGGGAACTCCCATCTTCTTACAATAAGTATATCGCTGTATATCTTTTTGAAATTCTCTGCTTATAAAATGATTGGAACAACCGAAGAAAGGTAGATGTGATTTAATAGTTTGATGTAGAGTAAATTGCTTTTTATTCGTAGCATTATGCTCATCTAATTCTTGTTTTAATAAGTCTATTACGTACCAAACATCGTCCATAGATGTAAAGGTGTGAACGCTGGTATTCTTTTTAAGAGGTAACTTAGCCTTATAGGGAAAGGTAGAATATTGACAACCCTCACACCAATCATCTGTAATGATATTTAGTTCAAGTGAGAGGGTTTCTATTCCCCCAAGCTATTGTGTTCCTGGATAGCAAGTTGAAGTTCTACACGATCATTAATCGATAGAGTTTTAATAAATTTATCATCTGCTTTCTCTACACCTTTTCTAATCCATAGTGTACTTAAAGCAAATTGATTTTTAATTATTGATTGTCCATCAACTTCTTCGAATCGTACAGCGTCCATACATTCGTCAAAATTGTCAACAGACATTTCTATAAGCGTAGCTTTCTTGCCACTCTTAAGCGTTATTTTTTTAGCCATTATTTATCCTTGTGTTTGATTAATCAGCTGCATTTGCAGTTACTGTGAAGAAAGCAGCAGTAGCAGTCGAACTAGCTATAGCTCGTTGCGATATTGATAAAAACATTGCTTCTTCTTCTGAAAAACTTACATCAGTCATTATAGCGTTATCTATATCTATATTGAAATCTCCAGCTAGGTTTGATGTAGCCATTGTAAGATTATTAGATACTGGGGTTGTTGCAGCCGTTTGATTATTAAATGTTTCGATTAATCCTTCTGTTTGACCATCGTATTTAACTACTGCGTCTAATGTTGCTACTACTTCTGGGATGGCTCTTTGGATTACTTGATAATTACCATCACTATCAAACCCCATAAATTGAGCATCGTTTTCAAGTGTAAAACTAAATGATTTTAATACTGGATCAGAGATACCAGCTATTTGAACAGTAGCACCAGATTCGCCTACTGCATATTCTGACATAAAGTAATTGTCGTTGAAGTGTGCTGTAGTTCCAAATGTCGCAGCACTAGATGGAGATAAGTCAGGTAACGTACCTGTTTTAAATGTTCCAGATACTTTTAATCGTCCAGATTCTTCTCCAATATCTCCACTTACTGTCAATGATGTTAATACACACCCAGCAAAAACCATTTGATACCCTGCTGAAGGGTTATCTAAAATAACAGTAACCGTATTTTTAGTATCAGAGATACTAGCAGTTCCTTTTTTAATTGCAGCAGGTTCATAATTATTTTCTATAATATAAGGACTAGTATCTTGTGTAATATTTTCTAATAATTCTGGCAATACAATATTGTCAGCAATTCCTGAAAAGCTAATCTCTTTTACAGTCAAACTATTTGTAGCGAAAATATCAACGGCTTTAAGAGTTCTACCTAATCCGTGTCTAATATCTAAAACTTGCTGTGGATTCAATGAAGGCATCTCGATTGAATCAATATTAATTAATGTAGCACTTGCTATTACTGCTGCTCCTATAGTTGTTTCTGGAACGAATGCTAGTTGAAAATCTTTTGGGGAATACGATGTTGCACTAATAGCCATTTTACTTTACCTCTTTTTTAACTTTTGGTTTTATTTCTTTTACTTCTTCTACATAATCTTTTACTAATTCTGGCAAAGACTTTAACTCTACTTCATTTCTAGCATTTAATTCATACCAGTCTGAAGGATCTAATCCCAAGAAACTCGGTTGTCTTGGCATCGTATTTTCTTTTAGTTTA